CTTCTCATACCAGTCGCTGAAGTATTTCTTAAGCCCTCTATCTTCACCGTAATTATCTCTATCATAATCCATATGGTCAGTAGCTTTTTCAAACTCTTGCTGTATCTCAGCAGAAAGTTCTATAGGGGATCTAAAACTTGAACCCGTTATGTTATTTGCTTCAGAATATTTACTTAAATAGTCTTTTATCCCTTCTTTACCGTTTTTAGCTGCTGTATCAAATGCTTTTATATCATCTTTAAATTCTTTTCTTATATTAACAAATAAAGAAAAATTTCCTTTCGTCATTTTAATATAATCATCTATCAATTGGTAAACTTTGCTCCAAGTTTGAAATACTGCAGATGCAGGTACATTTCTTTCTCTTTGAAAGTTAGATATATAAGCTTGCATTGGATGAGTATATACCATAACGATATATACCTTATACTTGGAAGCAAGCATTTCTTTTACTTTCTTAGGGTTGGACAGAGTAGTGTCCCAAACAAACGATTGTCTATTTGATATTAACTCTGCTGCTTCCTTGTCCGCTGCGAATGTTCCCGGTGTTAGTTTTTGGTACGCTGGGTGATCCGGATCCTCTATATACTTGTCTGGGTTGACTAGGTGCAGTGAATCTAGATTTAACTGGTTGAGGAGGTACGACTTCCCTGCTCCAGCTCCTCCCGCCATTACTATTGCCTTCGGGCCTTCCGTAGCTTCTAGGATTAAGTTTGATAGTTTTATCATTGTTAAACTTATTAGGATTATTATATTCTCTTATTATTATATTTTTATTTTCGCCTTTGAGTATGTTTACAGATCGTCTAAGTTTGTCTTCTGTTATTTCAGGTCTGTTATATATTCTAACGTTATTGTTACTATTAACGATAGCTCTAGATCTAACTCTATTTTTAATTTCTCTATCTTTGATATCTATTTGAATACTTTGTCTGTATCTATTCATATGAGCCATAGAAGGTCTATTCCATATGTGATAGTTACTATAGTATGGATCGTAGCTATTCCATCCCCATTGTTTAAATCTAAATGGATCCCAATGATTGAATGTACTAAAACCAAAATTATAGTTCCAGTTAAACCAGTAATCATATCTGTTTACATATAAGTCCCAAGGAGTAACATTTCTATTATATCTCCATAGGTTATTCTGATTATAAAAAGAATAATACCAACGTAAATCTTGATTCTTAGCAAACTGTGAGTAATTCCATCTAAACTTACTATCTCTGTCAAACTTTCTATATAGTGATAATTCACTATCGATAACATCTACTAATATACCTTCCTGGGTAGCTATAGGAGAATGATTAAGCGTGGCTAGTTTAAAGTTAGCACAGCTTGTTACTAAAAACAGGGCAAGTATAAATGTTATCTTTTTCATATAAATGGTTTATTATAAATAGTTAAACTTTTATAGTAGTAGGGTAACTATTATAAATTGGTTCAGTATTAGGATTCTCTAGTTGATATAACTCATAGATGTTTTGAAATAACTTAAAGTTTTTTTCTATTTCATCTATCTGCAATACCTTCCATCCTTTACCTTGCATTACTCCTTTCTGCTTACTAGGTCCTCTACATTTAGCTTTTAACCATATAATACCGGTTCTTTCTATTTTAACTCCTCGACTCTCTTCTAATCCTTTAGCATAGGAAGCTAATTGTAAATCATATGACTTATGTATACTATTAGACGTTTTAAGATCTAATAACCATATTTCATCATTCATTTTACAAACAATATCAGCAGTTCCTGCATACTTATATTTGTCTGACCATACAAACTGCTCTGATGATATAAGTTCTGGTTTATATTCTTTCCAAAACTCTGCAAATTTTAGTATCATCTCCCATACTATTTGAGAGTACTTTGCATTGCCGTAATCATCCATCCAGGAGATCTCTTCTCCTTCTACTAACTTCTCAGCAGCTTCATGTACTTGAGTACCTTCTTTACCTGCTCGTCTCATAATAAGATCAGCGCTATGCCCAACGTCTTTGAGCCATGACTCGAAAAACTTATTCTTGGGCATATATTGGAGTATTGTAGTTACGGACGGGTAATATACTCCTTCGCTTCTCTTGTAAACTCTCCTATCGAGAAAGTTTATCTGTTTTAATTCTGGATTGAAATCCAGTCTCTTTTTCTCATTCTGTTCTAGAATGTTCATTCCTTGTTTGATCATAGATCTAATTTGTGCACCATAAGACTAGATAAGTCTAACTCTTGTGCTGATTGGATATGTTTAGTAAATGATGTAAAACCCATTTCGGAAGGGTCTTTTTCTTTCATCTCTACTAGGTAAACTCGCTTACCTTGGTTAAGTAATTTTTCTGATATTTGTAGAGCTCTATTTCTAGCATCTGAATCTAGAGCAACATATACGTCGGATGTTGAGCTCATTAATATTTTCTTGTATAACGATTGCGCCATATTTTTACCTAATAAAGGTATAGCATTACGTCTTATAGCCATTGCATCAAATACTCCTTCACATATTACTATAGGAGCATTCCAGTTAATAAGGTTTTCGAAAAAGACTATGTCTTTAGATACTTCAGGATTCTTGTATTTGAAGTAGTTTCCATCGTAAGTTCTTGCAATAAAAAAATTGAGTTGATTGGATTCAGAATAACTTGGTATAATAATTCGTCCTCCATAGTCTCCAGATGTGCAGTACCCAATTTGGTATTTAATAAAATCATTGTCGCAAAGTCCTCGTTCATATAAATACTTCTTTACATTGTTAGCAATAACTGATGTTGTAGAGGCATCAGATAGTAGCTGATACTCTTTAGGTATCTCTAATATAGATATCCCCTTATACTCTATTTGTGATCCTTTTGGTAGGTATTTTAATATTTCATTTGATTGAGCTTTGGGTGTTTTGAGCTGAAATAATAAAGATCTTATAGTTGTACCTTTAGTTTCACATACCCAACATTCCCATGGATTCTTTCCATTTTCATTAGTAGCCATGTTGATTTCTAGCTTTGGCTTCCTATGATTACAGAAAGGACAATGAAAAGCGTGATTGCCTCTAGCCTTCTTGTGGCTTTTGCCCAATAAATTTTCAATTGATCCTAAAAGGAAAGTATAGTCCATAACCCAGTCCGTTATCTTTACTATAAGATAAGAACTTTTATTCGACTATGCAACTAATTAGATGGTAAGTTCCTCTATAGCTGCTTTAACCGTTTGGTTAAGTAGTTCTTTATTCTCTACATCAAGATAGTCATCTAGCTTACTTGAGATTGCTTCAGCAAGGTTAGAAATATCTTTATCAGATAAATTTAACTCTGATTGATGTACAATCTTTTTCTTCTCTAATATAATTTTTGATAACTTCATAATTTTAATCTATATCCATTTCGTACGAGTCAGCCTCAATACCTTTATCACTTAATTTATTTAAAATATCATCGACTACTTGAACATCATATGAATAAGGTACTTCTAGTTTAGTTAACTTATGTACTAACTTAGTACCTTCGTCTCTATCTACCTTATCACCATTTACAACAACGCTATATAAATCTCCATAATTAGTATAGTTAATACTAATATTGTTTACTTTTAAACGTTCGCTAAGAATAATATTTAATAGTTTCATTTTACTTAACCGTTACCACATCCGCAGTTACCGCATTCACATTCATCGTCTCTAGTTTTCATAGTTTATATATTTTAACTTTTAATTTACCAGAGCCTTTAATAAGACGGTGATACGTCTCTTTAGGTATAAATAGTTTGTTTTCTGATAATACTTGAGGTATTTGGTTGTCTAGTTGAAACTCCCAGTCCGTTTTACCTATGGCTTGAACATACCTATCTTCTTTATCTCTATGCCATACTAATTCAAATGATGAAGTACTACTAGAGAACTCTCTTATAACATAACCTTCTTCTGTAAGTTCAGAGTAAGGTCTACCAGTATCCTGAGAAGTTTGATGATCCACCTAATGATTTCCAATAACGGCCTATATTACAAGACCAATAACCTGCTTTTGTTTTATCTTTCTTAGTTGCACATTTATGACGTGCAGCAAATGATGCTCTTGCACCTTTCTTTTTAAACTTAACTGAAAGGCCAGTATCTCCAAAAGATACTTTTTTTACATTTCCTTTCTTTGACTTAACGTAGACGTAGAATTTTTTACTTCCACCTCTTTTAGGTTTGTTAAGAGCAACCTTTTTACCTCTGTAATCAGCTTCGGGTATGTAATCAACTGACGCTTTAAGCATTTCAAAGCCATTATAGTCAAAACTTTCGTTTTGTATTGAAACTGCTTTTCTTAATTTGTCCATGTTTATGTTACCCCCTATTGACTCTACTAGTTCTTTGATCATATCAAAGTCTATCATCTCGTCTATAGAAGCTGCTTCGTCGATTAGGTCTTCATTTTCGATCATTTCATCGATAACGTTACCTATTTCGAACAGAGGATTATAATTAGATGATACCATAGGTAAGTCTAATGGAACTTTTAATCCATTATAGTCACCGTATTCACCTATATCTGTTGTTTCTAAAAGATCTTTATCAGTTTCCTCTAATTCAATTGCTTCGTCTCTAAGAGCTTCTCTCGCTTCTTTGAATAATTGTATAAAGGCATCCGAGCTATAACGGTAGACATGCTCATGTAAAGAGAGTTTATTGTCTAAGTGGTACTTTAAAGATGGGTATCCGATAATGTTCTTTAATTTAATCATAATATTAATTTTGTTCACTTCTCTGTTGCCATTCCTGGGATACAGAGTCTTTATTTATTGGTCCTCCTTTAGCCCATGTTCTGCAACTTCTGGCTGAGTGACATTTAAAGTGGTGCATCCAACAGTAACCTAGCTTACCATCTTCATCTGAAGTAACTCCAGGCATGCACACTTCCATTCTAGGAGATATATCAAACGCTACACAGTTACTACAGTTAGATAGTCTTGCTGCTTTTTCTGAAGTATTCCAGTATTTAGCGATGTCTTTCCAAAAGCTACCAGGTTCACTTACATTTAGTGGACCGTATTGAATATGTTCTGCTTTTATAGAAGCATCTCTATTCTTAGTATTTAACATCAAGTCTTGAGTTGCTGCAGGACATGAATCGTTATTCTCTTTTAAAATTATATCTCTTAATTTCATAAGTTGAAGTCTTTTCTATAAAACTTACCTAGAATATTATCATTAATATAGTTATTTCTAGAGTCTAGTACTTCATTTATAAATAGGTGCTTACATTCAAAATATGTTAGCTGCTTTTTATTAGGTACGTACTGAATAATTTTTTTAGAAAATGCTAACGGACCATCTCTTTTTAGTAGTTCTTTTATTTTTAGATGAGATCCAAAGTAAGATAACCAATCTGATTCGGTTATTACTTTTTGTTTAGCAGGAGTTCTTCCTCCGATTCCTTTTGCTTTTCTTTCTAGTCTTAAAGCTTCTAAAGCTTTTTTTCCTAGTCTTTTGTTTCTTTCAAAAAACAAAACTTTTTTTCCAATATACTTCTGTTTAGTTTCTAAATGTGTTACTTCGTATATAAATCCGTAAGTTCCTTCTGGCATATCGGATATTTCGGTAATTAATTTACCGTCGTAAGTCCAAATTGGTTCTGTCATTATGTTTAGTTTTACTCACTACCCATTCCACTACCTGTAAATCCTCCTAGTGGGTAACCTTGAAATTGTAGTGAACTTGAAATTTGTGTTGATGGGTCTGTAATTATTTCCCCGGTGATTGTTTCATCAAAACCTTCTGGTATAGATTGAGAAATAAATTCATTAAAGTTACTGCCGGAAAATACTATACCAAAATCAAAACACGATTCAGATACTGCTCCTTCTATAGATGTATAATCTCCTCTATTAGCAGCTGTTCTTTTTATTCCTCCCTCTGATGCTGAACCTGCTGCTATTGCTCCTGATTCAAACATTGTAAAAGAACCTGCATAATAATCTACGTAAGGTATACTACCAGATACTGAGAATCTACCTAGTAGAGCACAGGTAAAGATAGTGGATACCTCTCCAGAGTCATTTATCTGTACAACTATTTCTGGTTTTACATCATCAGCTGAACCTGATTCTCTAACACCGTACCATTCGTCTTGTCCAACAAATGGAAATTCAGTCCCAAAGTCACTATAAAATATTGTACTTGTGTCTATATTAGCAATGCTCTGTGCTCCGGCATGTATAGCGTAATATGTTCCAAATGTAGTTCGAGGATCGTTGCTGGCATTGATATCATACTCTGTAGTCATATTACAGCCTTGTATAGCGGTTACCATTCCTCCGCTTTCGAGTCTATTAAACTCGTATATCTTACCTGATCCTGGTGCTGGCATATTATCCTATTTTGTTTTCTATATCAGTTAATCTTTGATCTAATTCTAATATAGCTTTATGTAAATGAGCAAGTACTGGTTTGTTATTCATTCCTAAGTAACCATCTGATTTTTCTTGTACTGCGTAAGGTAATACTTCTTGTACTTCTTGAGCAATAAACCCAGCGTCTTGTTTACCGTTAAGTTCGTATTCATAAGATACGAATTTTTTTATTACTTCCAAACCTTCTTTTATTGGTTCGATATTAGACTTTAATCTTTTATCAGAAGTAGTATTAAAGTTAGCAGCTGATATTTCCCCATTAGCGTCTGTAGCTACAATTGTACTAGCTGTTCCGTCATCTGTAGTTGTTATAGTATGTGTATGTGATGTAGCTGTAGTACCGTTAGTGGTTGCTGCAGTTAAAGTACTTGGATCTCCTAATGTTACTGTAGCAGCTCCAGATGTAGCACCACCGCTCATACCAGATCCTGCTGTAACTGCTGTAATGTCTCCTGTATTAGCTGTTGCACCATTTGCAACGTTTAAAATAGCTCTTACTTCTGCAGCTGTTAATGCTGTTACATTTCCAGTTCCTGATGCTGTTCTACCTATAATAGTATCGGTTGCTATTTGCTGGTATTTAGCATGGGTAACTTTATTAGCAGCTATCGTAGTAGCTCCATCTCCAGCTGATGTTACATCCCCAGAGTGATTAGGGTGAGTGTAATCTCCAGTAAATCCAAGGTCTGTAATTTGGGCTGATCCTGTAATGAATGTAGGTAGGGAAGGTATATCTCCAAATGTAATTTGAGCTCCTCCTGATATTAAAGCAGGTTTACTTGATAGACTAGCATACGTACCGTCAAATAAAGTTGGCTTACTTGATAGACTATCATAATCACCATCGAATAACGTTGGTAGAGATGAAATAGAACTATATGATATTTGTCCAGAAGCAGAAACTAATCCTGTTGGTTTAGAGCTTATGCTTGCAAATGATATTTGTGCTGAAGCAGATACTAAATCAGAAGGTAAACTTCTTACAACTGATCCGGATACTATGTCGGATGGTATGTTATCAAGCCCTGTAAATGATACTTGACCTGATCCTGATACAAGGCCAGATGGTTTAGAACCTATACTGGCAAAGGATACTTGACTTGATCCAGATACTAACCCTGATGGTTTAGATCCTATACTAGCAAAGGATACTTGACTTGATCCAGATACTAATCCTGTTGGTTTAGATCCTATATTTGTAAATGATATTTGTGCTGAAGCAGATACTAGGTCAGAAGGTAACTCTCGTATTACTGATCCGGATACTATATCAGCTGGTATATTACCTAGTCCTGTAAATGATACTTGACCTGAACCGGAAACTAATCCTGTTGGTTTAGAACCTATACTGGCAAAGGATACTTGACTTGATCCGGAAACTAATCCTGTTGGTAACTGACCTGAACCAGAAATCAATCCAGAAGGTTTAGAGCCTATATTTGTGAATGATATTTGTGATGAACCAGATACTAAATCAGAAGGTAGTGACCTTATAACTGATCCTGATACTATGTCGGATGGAATGTTATCTAATCCTGTGAATGATACTTGAGCAGATCCTGATACTAATCCTGATGGCTTAGAGCCTATTCCTGTAAATGATACTTGACTTGAACCAGAGAATAAGGCTAATGCTGAGTGGCTGATAATAGCTCCTAAAGAACCGGTAAGGTAGTCATCTATATCTAATCTAGAGTCAGATTTATCTAAAAAGTTTAAATCTGTTAACTGACCTGATCCGGATAGTAAGCCTGTAGGGGCTAAGTCTCCAAATGATCCTGAAAATAATCCAGTTGGTAGCTGACCTGATCCTGAAAATAATCCAGCTGGTAGCTGACCTGATCCTGAAAATAATGTTAAGGTAGAGTTACCAATAATAGAACCTAGAGATCCTGTAAGGTAGTCGTCTATATCTAATCTACTGTCAGACTTGTTTAAGAAGTTAAGATCATTCAACTGACCTGATCCAGAAATAAGATCTGCTGGTAGCTGACCAGATCCGGATATTAATCCTCCTGGTAGCTGACCAGATCCGGTAAAGAAATTCTTTCCTAACCCGTCTATCTTGTCTCCTAAAGAACTAGTAAGTAAATACCCTAAGCCTCCTATTTGTCCTGAACCTGATATTAATCCTGTTCCTAATCCACTTAAGTAACCTAAATCACTTATTTGTCCTGAACCTGATATTAATCCTCCTCCTAATCCAGTTAAGTAGCCTAAATCACTTATTTGGTCTGAACCTGAAAGTAAAGATAAACTTGAACCAGTTATTACGTCTGATAAAGATCCTGTTAAAA